TAAATAAATAGGACATGCATTTAAGCCGATGGGCGTTGGCCGCTAGCCAAACTTAGGCGCCCGTGGTTGTTTCATCACTCGTCAATAAGGACGATGGCCTCTAACCTGGCCCAGTTGTAGTTGGTGCGCAAATCGGTGATTTTACTCAAGTCTAAGACAAATTGATCGAGGTCTCCAACGGAGAGACCATATCTGGCAAAAACAAATGCGAGCGTAAAATCATCATAAGCAACTAACCGAGAAGTGGTTCTCGTTACTTCGATTTTAGCGACTTTAGAAGAAGGGGAAACGAACTCAAGAATGCGATCCACGTATTCTTTAACAAAAGGAACATGCTGTACGTTGGTAAAGAGACCCATGCAGACCCCGTAAGGATCTTCATCTGTGGAGCTGGAAGTGCGCCAGGGAAGTCGTGTCAATAAACGACCAATCTTAGGCCCGAACACGTAAGTGTCAGGGGCCCCGACTGGATAAGGCACCAGTTGACAAAATTCAACCTTGGTGATGTCTTTAGTTATCAAAACACTACTCTCTAAACCCAATTGGGAAAAAGCAACATGTATTTGTTGTTCGTCGTAAGTTTTATTTGTGACTACGAGCCAATCATCGCCATTAAGGAAAAAATAAGTTTGATTAAAAGCTGGTTCTCCGAAAGCATGAACTAACCCAACAAGGTTGCCCTCGGCGTTGGTCACGGACGTTTCTGGTTTCCCAGATGCCAATTCGTAACACGCCTTAACTTTCAAAGAGCCACTACGAGAATACGACGTAAATTCAGCTGTCCCATCCAAAAATTGGTAGAACAGTGCGTCGTCTATACAGGCTTTAGCCACAGTGGTGTGGAATTCAGTCCTTTCTCTCTCTTTATGCGCCTCAAATTTACTATGATCCCCTAAGACAAACTGCGCTTGTTGTCCACACGCCCTAACGGCGTCCCCAAAGAGCCTACCAAAATTGTCTAGCGTGGCTTCGGAACCTGTGACCCAAAAAACGGGTTTTTCAGTCATGTTTAAATGGTTGCGAACATAGGTGCTTCGTTTCCAGACCAACGGTCCGACACTAGCAACTAGCTCTGGTTTAAACGACTGTATAACCCTCGGGTCGAGCACGGCTTCCTCACCAGGCCAAATAATGGCGCTCTTTTCTACCTTGATGAAACTGGTTGCAACACAAAGATTCGAACTGAAGCCTTTGATTCTAAGATTCTCACGAGCGACGTCAAATCGTTTTCGCAAGTTCTCTGGGTATCTGATAACCCAATCGTTGTACAATTTGGATGTCATGACAATTTTGTCAGAGGGCACCAGTAACGATAGTATCGAAGTCTTATCCGTCAGTTTCTTCGCGTATTCACCCCATAATCCGGACTTCACGTCTGGTGTGTCCCGTAACAAACGCACCCTGAAGCCCTGGTATAGATCCTTCGTTCTACGATGTGAGGTTGTAAACGTAGGGCCAAGCCCAATTAACATCAACGTTACAGACGGGGAAGAATCGTCTGCGTGTTGATCTAACACCTCAATAGTATTCCCTCTTCTAACCGGGGGCAATTGCTTGGTTTTGAATTCATAGGATGGAGCAAAGGTAGCATCGACCTCCACGAAATGCACCGGCAGCGTGGTCCTAGGTCCTAAGCCTTTGTTTCTCAGCTGAGTAAATGTGTCAGCTTCATTTCCGCCATGTCGGTCGTAGTCGCAAGGACTACACCACAACATGGGATTTAATAAACGGAAAGAATCAGTCCAACAGTAACTTTTAACAGGATTTAATTTTAAGGTAGCGTTATGGGTCTCAAAGAGACGATTAAATAACGCATTGGAACGTCCTAACGTGGCAGTACTTTCTTGCAAATTGGCGACAAGCGCCATTGTGACAGCGATCGTTATGATCTTTGCCGACAACAATTTGGGATAATCTGCCTTGGCCAGAAACCTTCTGGCCATGTCAAAAGCCGTAGCCAATGACGCAGCATCACGATTAACACCAGCAAGTTTAAGACTAATAGAACCAACTAATTCGCGAGGAATCATGATGGTCTTTTCGCCAACGAAAGTCACGATTGGAATTCCGTATTTGTAAGTAAGTTTTCGAATGGGCACTGTGACCAAGTTGCCGCCTTGACAAACCGTCGGGTCAACAACGTTGATGTTGACTAGGTTGCCGTTAAGGCTACGAACCATGTCCTGGCTCCATTCTACATCTTTTGGATTTTTAACTACCTGCGCAATTACTCTGAACACATACACCCTTGTATCAAAAAATTCGCCATGCAAATCCCAAATGAGACTGAGACCTTGGTATTCAACGCCATTGGAATCCAGCCACGCATTCGGGGGGTGAACATATCGTTGCCGATTCCCACGGGCGGTACAATTAACCAGACCCGCTTCGTCGACGTAGTAACTTAGTTCACCTTCGGCCATCGTTCCACACGCATCATTAAATACGTGGAGCGATGCAAATAACTTGCGGTCACCAATAATACGGATCCAGTCACGAGGATCGACGTAATACATTGAATGTTGCGCTAATAAAAGATCTTTACCAGCGTGGTGAGGGCAAACCTCGATTAAACAACCGCAGTGATCCCAAGGGCTTCGATTAGCCATCAAACGACTTTTAATTTGTGTCGCGACGACTTGATCTCGGCGTTGAGCATCACCGGTTTGAATAACCGGTATAACATGGTGTACACTATCTATATAGCTTTCGTATTCCAGGCTCGCAATCGACGTACGGAGTCGAGAGGCATTTGACCCAATGTCAACCAACGACAAAGGACGGCCTAATAATGTAGATTCTTGCTTGGCTAGAGCTAAAATCACATGTTCAGCCATGAAACGACCAAAACCTGCACGGAAATGGCCGTTATGGGGTGCTCCTGGAGCGAAAATTGGGAACAACCCGACTTTTTCAAGACTATCATATTCGTCTGGTCGAGGCTTATTCTCAATGTACACCGGCAACAACTCTCCAAAATCTTTAGCGTTCTCTAAGATCAGATAATGTATCTTAGCACCAGTCTTTGACATGGTAACCGCATTCATTTGTAGGACAGAGTCAATTGCCTTAACAATTGTGGATTTAAGGACTCCTCTAAAAAGGTCGTCCTTCGGCCGATCCACACCACTGGGCGATGGTTCTTGTTCGTCTTGCCCGGTTTGGCTTTTACGTGGCCTAACGTTGCTTTTACGTGGCAAAACGGAGCTTTTACGTGGCATAACGGGGTAAAAAGTTTAGAACGTAAGTTAAACAACGGAATTAAATCAACGGTGTTTTGATTAAGGCAAAAATGTTGAAAGGGGATTAATAACGTGCTATTAGAAAATCTGAATTAACTAGATATTCTAAAGCAACGCTATTTTTAATGCAAATAAAGTCC